GAGGTAATGGAGTTTCGATGAAAACCCTACCCACCCATAAACGCTGCCCACCCAAAAGCGGATGTGGTAAGTGGTTGCCGGCCAATACTGACAATTTCTACCACGAGGAGATGCGGGTCGATAAGTTAAGCCTTTACTGCAAAACTTGCAAAAACGAGCGCACCAAGGCCTATAACCGAAAAAACCCGATCAGGAGAAGGAATCTACAGGCTACGTTGATGGGATTGCCAGCCCCGCGGTACGATAACCTGATAAAACTGATGCTCCAAATCGCTCAGGGAAAGTTTGACACGCCGGAGAAGGCGGCAAAGTGGCTCGGGATGACGCCGAGGGTCTTTAAACTTCTCTTGCTCAAGTTCAGAGTACCGATACCGGGAGGGGAGAAGGACTGTGTGCATGAGATTAGGAAAGAGACTTGTCATTTTTGTAGGTAAAGGAGGTTGTTATGAAGAAAAAGCGGCGACTTAAAAAGAGTCAAGCAAGACTCACAATAGATGAGCATGGTTTCTCTAGTTTAGAGATACCAAATCAGGGAGATGAAGAGTTTGTGCCTGATTATGTATATTTTCTTACTGTGATTGGCATATTGATAAAAACGGAAGATAGTAACTTCCAGAAATATATAGCCAGGAAGGGAAATCAACTGTTTAAAGATTGTTTGAACCAGGGCATTGTCAATTAACAGAAAGGGGTAGAAAAGGGTTGTAATGAGTTAATGAGTAAACATTTAACAGGAGGTTATTATGATAAGAGGACCGCCTTATTCTATCTGACCCTATGGAATTATATGGGATCTAATTCTATCTTATTAATCTGTAATTTTAAGGAGGTAACTAATGGAAATTACTAAAAAAGCAAAGTTTATAACAGATTTTTATGGTGGTAAGGCTTTCTTGCCTGGTGATCAAATGGTTCAGAATTGGTTAGAGAGTCAGCAAGATAGGCTTTTGAACCCAAAATTCAAGCAACTTAAAGATGCTATCGGCAATGAAGACAAGCTAGAGCAGATTTTAAATGTTTTCAATACTAATGGTAATGGAGAACCTATCATTGGTAATTGGATGCTATTAGAATGTTCTATGAATGCCCAAAAATCGGCAGATACTTGGGCAAGATATAAAGTATCTGCTGATACCTGGAAAGACAGTGTTTCATTCAGCCCAGTTCATATTCCGATTTTGAATAATGGGAAGCTGATAAAAAAGGCTGAGTTTGTGGAACCTTATACAATTACGGTCAAGAGAGGACCCAATAAAGGGAAGAGTTTTTTTAAGGCTTATCAGGCTATTAAACTTGGTGCGAGCTTTGAATTTACTCTTAGCTTTCCTGATGATCTCTGCATGAAACCAGAGGGCAAAAGGGCGAATAAGATATTTATGGCAGATGAAGAGAAGACCCTGGCCTGTGTGAATTCTGTGCTTGATAAGATGGGTATTATTGGGCTAGGTGCTTATCGGTTGAGGTTCGGGAAGTTTGGGTATGTTTGAGATTATATCCGATGTTATTAAATAGGATGGGATTTACTGTGATCCAACAATATCTTAAAATTAAAATATCCCATATTATTCTATCCAATTATATTAAATAAAATGACATCTTATCACTGGATCGCATCTAATAAGATCCCATAGGATCGGATCTTATCTGAAAAACCAAAACCTTTCTGTCATTGCCTGTCTTTTAAGAAAGAACAGGTAAGAGTAATTTCTAACACAAGGAGGTTTAAGATGAATATAAAAGTAGAAAAAGTCATGGACCGTAAGAAAGTCGCCAATGCAATACATGATATTCTGGATTCCGGAATAGCTTTATTGCAAAAGGAAAGACTGGATCAGAGCGACAATACCAAGGTTAGGGTTTTAAGGACCCTCGGTAGCCATATTAATGCTGCTGTGCTCATGGTCCAGCAAGAAACCGCTCAGATGAGAATGGCTATCCTGGTGGAAAGAATGAAGCAACTGGGCTTTAACGATGAGCCAGTCCAGATCAAGGCGTAATAGAATGATATAGGATGGAATGCTATGTTATCGCATGGGATTGTATCTGGTTGAATTGAATTTGATTTTATTCCCAACTTAAAAACGGATATCTAAGAAAACCCCTTGCAATCCTTTAAAACATAGGGTAGGCTTATAGGATGCTATATGATACATCGTTTAATAATACTCTGAATAGAAGACGCCAGACGGGTGTCCGCAATCGTAAGATGCGGAAGGTCCGATGTATGACCATAGCTCCCCGCCTGGCGTTTTGTGTTTTGAGGTAGGGATGACAAAACCCCCAGCTTATCAATATTATGCTGCTGATTTTGACGAGGATACAGCCTCTTGGGATTGTTATGAAGTAGGAGTTTACCAACGCCTCCTTAATTATGAATGGATAAATGGATGTCTGCCAAATGAACCGATACGATTGGCAAGAATTGCCCGCACCAGTTCCAAAAAGTTTCAAAAAAGTTGGGAGATAATTTCAAAAAAGTTCTCCCAAAATGGAGAGGGTTTTTTAGTAAATCGAAGGATGGAAGAGGAGAGGGAAAAACAGCGCAAATACAGAGAGGAACAGGCTCGGAAGGGTAAAATAGGGGCAGATAAAAGATGGAATGGTGATAGCCACGGCCATAACCGCGGGGATAGCCCAACCAATGGCCGAGAGATGGCTCTTCAGTCTTCATCTTCTATTAAAGATAAAGAAAAAGATATACAACTTTCAGTTGTCCTCCGAGATAAATCTGATTTTAAACTCTATGAAGAAAAAATCTTGGAATATCAAAAGGCATATCCGAATATTGCTGTCAGACAAGAACTGCTCAAGATCATTCAATGGAATCAGGATAATCCTGCTAAAAGAAAAACCAGGGTAGGGATACTAAGGCATATCAATAGTTGGCTATCAGGAGCCCAAGGGGAGACGAAAAACATTGAGGCAGCCCCAAAGCCCAGAGAATGGAAAGATGTCAAAGCTGAAAAACTAGCTGAAGATGGGTTTACTCCAGAGCAACTAAAATCCAACAAAGGAAAAACGAATACAATCGTTGAGGAATGGGGAAAAAAGCATGATATTAACCGGATGATCGGTGGAAAGGATGAGAAAAGAGGAGCCAAAGTAAATGAAAAAAATTGAATGTCTCTGCCCCAAATGTGGCCGGATCCACAAGATGAAATTTCTCTGGTCCGGCATTGGCAGGCCACGGAAATACTGTCCTGTTTGTAGAGTCCAGAGCAATGAAGGTGGGATAGTGGTGTATAAATCTTATAGATAGGGATGGAAAGAAATATGTCTAGCGAATCACATCTGATAGTGAGTACGTGGGAAGAGATCGCAAAGTATTTTCCAGGGCTTTCCGAGCATCAGGTAAGAAAAAGATTCGGTAAAGAAATGAAAGCTTTGGAGGTAGTTTATAAAGGGGCTATGCCGGGTGCGAGAAGACCTGAGCCTGTTATGTGGGGAATTGTATGGAAGATAGAGAGATACTATTCACTGAAAGCTCGGAAAGGCGAGTTAGGAGTACATAATGCTGCCAGAACAATGAAAGACAGAAGAAAAAGACTTGACAATTAGGAAAGCTATAGTGTATGTGATTAAAAGACTCTTTTTCATAATTCTACCTCCTTTGAAATGGCTGGGTTTGCATAGTGTGAGCCCAGCCGGAGGAGAAGCGCAGGTATATAGACATGGATAGGACATGAGAGACAAACTACTTGATTTATTACAGGGAGCATTAATCTGCTCAATCGCAGTCTATGAGTGGATCAGACCAGATGGTAATAAGGTCTACACCCCTCGTCAGATAGCCAAGCGTATTAAAAAGACAGGTGAGAGGGTAGTGTTGGACAGAACATAATGGACACCACCAACTGAAAGGAGGTGAGATAACACGCAAGGTAGTACTTAAAGAACTGAAACTCTTTAAAAGAAGGAGATCAATACTGTGGATGAAAACAAGATGGATTACGAAAGAATGGCCAATGATATTGCTGAGATATTAATAAGAAAACTTAATAATACAGGAGAAAATGAGATGCCTAATTACAACAGAACTAATATTGATGACTTTCTGACGGTTCGTGGGTTTGGTGGGTACGGTGGATATGGGGGAGGAGGTTACGGCGGAGGAGGTTACGGAGGCCATGGTGGTATTCTTCGTGAGGATACCCATGCTGATGGCACTGGTCGTGGTGAGAATATTAAAGCCAATAGACATGCCATATATGAGGGGCATAATCTTCTCAGTCGTGAGCACGGTGAGATTGAAAGGAATGCTCAATTTCACCAGTTATTTGAGCAGATCGCAAACTCTAACATGGGTGCTGAGCGTAGATTTGGGGATTTGCAAAGGCAGCTCTGTGATAATGCTCTTGAAGCGTTAAAGTGCTGCTGTGAAAACAAGGAGGCAATTGCTCTGACACGATCTGACTTGACCGGGCTGATCAAGGATACTACCATTGAGAACTTGAAGTCAGACAAGGCTGACAACCATAATACGGCAGTCCTCAATGCTTTGACTCAAATGGGCAGTGCCATAGCCGCTCTTGCTGCGAGTAATAACGATAAGCACGGTCGTAGTTGATCCTGTCGTCGCTGCCGCCAGTTGCGCGGCGGCAAAGAAGTAGAAGTTGTTGCAGACGAAGAGCCTGAGTTGCTGCCATCAGATGTTGATACTGAAGTAGCTGAGGGTAATCCTAAAAGAAAAAGATCTATTGAGAAAGCAATGAAGAGTGTTTTGTCTGCTTTTTTTTAGTCTTCAACAATGGATGGCTGTGTATTGAGTTATGCAACCATCCATCCTTAAAAAGAAAGGGTGTGCTATGTTCAGCAACATAATCAAGAGGGTGGAAGTAGACGAAGATGGAAAGCTTAACAAGTATGAGTTGTTAAGAGCGATTAGAATAGCTCAAGCTTCAGAGAGTGAAGCTATTCATATCTATGAGCAAATAAAGGAGGCTACTAAGGATGAACTTGTAAAGAAGATTATGTCCCATATTATTGAGGATGAGGCTAGACATTCAGGAGAACTGATGGGATTGATGCACTATATATTCCCCGAGGAGCAGAAACTATATGAGCAGGGAATGAAGGAGTTTGTTGATACTGTGGGGCAGACTAACACAGTGTAAAGACCCATTCTGAACTGTAACCCGGATAGAATGTAAATGTTAGACTGGACTAACATCCAATGGACACAATCCAACTAAAGTCCTGGAAAGTGCTAAAAGGCTTCCTCCTAGTGCCTTATCACCCGAAAATGATAGCCTTAGCCGAGTGGGTAGCTACCAGACTATCCAGTGTGGTCTTCACCTCAGCCTACAGAGAAGGCAAGGGAGTCCACGGGACTCATCCATGCAGGGGTATAGACATGCGATCTACCATCTATGATGAGCCTGAGAAGGTAGTGGGTGATATCAATAAGCATTGGGAGTATGATCCGAAGCGGCCAAAGTTACAGTGTGCTATCCTGCATGACAGCGGCCAGGGAATCCACATCCACCTTCAGGTGCATCCAAACACTGTATATCACCGGGAGGGTAATCATGCCTAGCTTTGATATACTGTACCCTGAGGAGTTTGTTAGGAGAGCGAAGGCACAAAAGAACATCCCTGTTGGTTTTGTGCCATCTCCTAAACTAAAATTAGCTATGGAAAGAGTATTATCGGAACTACGTGAACTGGAAAAAGTGATACATAATGCCAAGATAGAATTGAAATAAATGATGCATAAACTATTAGGTTTAATCGTATTCTGTCTTATCCAGGCTATAGTGGCGGTTATGATAATCTGGTCATTATAATGTATAAATATGCACTCATCCTTGTATTTTTATTCACTCTCGTCTCTTGCGCCACAGTCCAGCCCTTCCCTTCTGAAAACATCGTCATATCCGCCCCCACCGCCTTTGGAAGGATATACGTCCGCATATTAAAAGGCCGTCTCAATAAGGAGCACAGAGGCGAGTGGTGGGTGACAGAGGAGAGATTTATCGAACTTAGACTTAAAGGCGAGCTGGGGGAAGAACTTTTACCAGAGGAGATTTGAGATGGGAAGGTGTCCAGTATGCGAAAAGGGTGAGTTAAAAGAAATCGTAAAAGACTTAGTGTTCACCTATAAGGGTTGGCATAAGAGATTTGAAAATGAGCAGATATATAAATGTGATGTTTGTGATGAAGAGATTCTAAGGTCAACAAGTAATAAAAGAATTGAGAGAGAACTTACAGCTCACCGTAAAGAGATTGAGACAACTTTGCGGGTTATAGCCAAGCAAGAGAAAGGGAAGGAGGTTTGAGATGGCTACTAACTATCCAGTATATCCCTGGTATCTATTCACAGACGAATTACCCGAGGATTCAGAGTGGAAGTGGTTTGACCCTGAAGAGGAGGAAGATTGAGATGGACTACATAGAAAACACCAAGTTGGCCATTGTGGGAGTGATACTAATGGCTCTTGTTAGTATCTGGAAACTTGACCCTGCTATTGCCAAGGAAGTCGTGCTTGTTATCGCAGGGGGGCTTATCGGATTTATTGCCCGTGGGAAGGAGGGGTGAGATGAATGATTTGAAAATCGGAATTTCTGTGATTAGCGGTATTGTGATATTTGTTGTTCTTTTATTATCAGCACTTTTAATCGGTGGCTGCGCTACCATCTCCCTCAAACCCCCTACCATCCAGGATAGTGCTCGGACTGCCGGCTATCTGGTAGCTCTAAACAGCCCTGACCTAGTTGAAGAGCTCATCAAGCACACCACGGTAGGCCAACAGGACCCTCTTGTGCTATACCCGAACTGGAAGCGATATCTGTCCTATCGGTTAGGTGAGGAGGGCTTTCTGGTGGTTCAGGCCTTGTTGACTCTGGTAGATGTCCGGTTGGAGTTTAAGACGGATGAGGAGAAGGTAGCGATTATCAGGGAGCTGCTTCGGAATTTCATAGTGGGGTTGGAAACTGGAATCCAAACAAATAAAACTGACAATATTGACTAATTATATTAAGAACGGCGAGGCGCAATGGTGATAATGTCCGAAAGGAAACCTGAGATACCTATCCGAAAGGAGTGCGGTGGAAGGGTTAAAGAGGGGCGTCCATGGGGGAGCGCCAAGCCCCCCATACTTCCTTAATGTAGTTAGTCAACTATTCAAGAAAACCGAAGGTGTGATAGATGCCCATAACTAAAAAAGAACTAAACGGGCCAGACCCTTGGAAAATGGCCAAAAAGAAGGAAAAGCTTGATTGTAATTGGCTGGCAAAAATAATAAAGGAAACAGGGGATAAGAAAGAGAAAAGTGAAGTACGCCTAAAATCTGGTGGGCTTTTTGCTAGAATAGATGGATTAGATCGGGAAAGAGTAGAACTCTCCGGACCTGGGGGCAGCCCTCTCTTCGATAACCTTGCCTCACGTCTGACCAACGCCCTGAGTCAATCCCAGAAATCAGGGAAGAAAAAGAAATGAGAACATACTTTGTCCACATAGATGATCCAAGGTTTAAGATAATAGATTATGAAAGTTTTGAAATTAATAACACGCTTTGGATAAAACCAATTTACAAAGAGGACTTTAAAATGGAAACTAAGGAACTTGCGCTACTCCGTAAAGCATCCGAGCTTATTGATGAACTACTAAACCGTGTGTCAGTGCTAAAATTTTTCCTTCTAATACCGCGAGTAAACGAACTAAGGGAAGAAATAGACGAATGTATTACGGATAATAACGAATCATGACCGAACCAGCCCTAAACATAGACGATCAGCTCACCGAAGCTATGGAGAGTTTTATCTATGATCCCCTGGGCTTTGTTCTCTATGCCTATCCATGGGGTGAAGATATTCTGATAGGTGAAGATGGCCCGGATGAATGGCAGGAAGAAGAGCTCAGGAGAATAGGCGAGCTTGTAAAGGCTCAAGGAGAAGGAAAACCATGGAAAGATGATACATGCGAATACACTGGGGAAGGCCCAATTCAAATAGCGATCAAGGCGGGGCGTGATCCCGGTAAGACTGCCCTCATCGCCTGGATAATCCATTGGTTTGCCTCTACTCGACCTCACCCTCAAGGGGTTGTAACAGCAAATACCGCAACACAGTTAGACACAAAGACATGGCGTGAGCTTGCTAAATGGCATGGTATGTCTGTGCATTCTCACTGGTTTCATTGGACAGCCACTAAATTCTACCTCAAAGCACATCCAAAGACATGGTTTATGTCTGCCATTCCCTGGTCTAAGGATAGGCCCCAGGCCTTTGCCGGTACGCATGAGAAGTATGTGCTCATGGTATTTGATGAATCCTCTACTATTGACGATATTATCTGGGAGACAGCAGAGGGAGGGCTCACTGATCCATTTTGTTTGTGGATAGTAGTAGGCAATCCCACTAAAACTACTGGTAGATTAAAAGAGTGTTGGGGCAAATTCCGACATAGATGGTTTAAATCTACTGTAGATGCCCGGAGTGCCAAAAGACCCAATAAGACCAAGATACAGCAATGGATTGATGACTATGGTGAGGATCATGATTTCGTGCGAATCTGGGTTAAAGGTATATTTCCAAGGGCCAGCATCATGCAGCTCATACCGGAAGACCTTGTTGAAGCTGCCATGAAAAAGACATTAGTGGAAAGGGATTATGGGTATCGCGAGAAAATCATGGGCATTGATATAGCCAGACAGGGCAATGCTATGAGTGTGATTCAGAAAAGACAGGGACTTGCCGCCTTCAAACCCACGAAGATGAGGATACCAGACAACATGATAGTGGCTGGTAAGATAGCCCAAGAGATAGATGAGTGGAAACCCGATGCTGTATTCATAGACCAAGGTGCGGGTGTGGGTGTCATTGACAGATTAAGGCAGATGGGATATATAATCATTGAGGTGCCTTTTGGTTCTACAGCAGATGATAGCGAGCACTATTACAATAAACGTACTGAAATCTGGTTCAGAGTCTTGGATTGGCTCAAGCAGGGCGGGGCATTGCCAGAAGATGATGAACTCAAAACTGATTTGACAGCACCAGAATATGGTTTCGGTGGTAAAAAAGGTCTTATGCAGCTTGTGAGTAAAGATGATATAGATGCTCCCCTTGATTGCGGGGATGCTCTTGCGCTTACATTCGCCTACCGTGTCGTACAGAAATTGAACAAAGATTTTGCTTCTATGAAACCAAAAGTAAAGAGAATGGATGTTTTTAAGCGGATGAGGGGCGAAGAGTGACCTCTTGCTCAAGATGTAAACAGATGGTAGAACATATGCAGGGCTTATTAGATAGACGCACGGGTAAGGTTGAAGAACTATGCCCTTCTTGCTATGGAGAAACTGCTCGGATACAACCACTTATTTCTGATTTAGAGATAAAACTTATAGAACAGAATCAGATAAAACCACAGAGAAAACCAATGGATGTCATGAAACACATGAGGGGTGAAGAATAACGAACTTTAGAGGAGATATGAGATATGTCAAGATCTTATCCTTTTATTCCACCACAATATATTGATCCTGCGACTGGGGAAACCATCATTCCTGAACGATATTTGGACCCTTCAGGGGGCCTCTATGCTTCAGCCGAGATTTGGATACGTAGAAATCCAGCTCCAATATGGGACGTTCCACCTGAACCAATATTATTTGAGCCTGAACCGGCCCCGGAAACTGAGGAACCACCGCCCGTGCCGACACTGGGTGCAGAACCCTCTTTTGCCGCGATGTTAGAGGAAAGACGAAAGCTCCGTAGGAGGAAAGGCTTTAGATCAACAATCAGGACAAGTCCGATGGGTGTATTGGAAGAGCCACCAGTATTGAGACAGACCCTTTTGGGGGCATGACAACAATGAGACGTCTCCTGATAAGCATACTCTGCATAATTTTTATGATATTAGTAGGGATATTCGTATAATGCGAAGGAGGTAAAATGTTAAATCCATTACATATAATCAGGGTACGGAGATTTAAGAGAAAATTAGAAAAAGTATTTGATAAACTTTTTAATGAAACATGGGATAAATATAAAGATAGACAAGGGATTACTCAAAATATGGTTGCTGAGGCAGTTGCCAAATCATTTACTGAAAGTATTAATAAAGAGTTAGCATCAAAGGGCATATCGGCAAGAATGGAATGAAATTAAGAACCGAACTCGGGCATGTAGTTTTCTGCAAAGAGCAGCTTGTTCCCAGTGATTCATACCGTAAAGGCTATGATGAAACGAGATGGGACAGGGAGATCAGCATACAGAACGCCATTGTGCGGAAGATCGGGCATGGGCGTACATTGATAATCATTGGAAGGGATGGGAAGTGAGGAATAGATTGTGAGTATAAAATCTGATTGGAAAAAAGTTAATTGGGTTGAAAGATTAACCATAATCCTATTGATATTAATGTTGCCTTTAATAATTATCATAGCAGTTGACAATTGGCGCAGGCACTATCAGGAATACAACCCGATTATTTCAATTAAAAACGGAGGCCGATAATGCCGGTCCCTAAAGGAGATGAAAAACAAAAACTATTGGATGTATTAAATGGCATTACGCTAGCGTCCAATGCGTTTCTGTTATTAGATAGAGAAAAATATCCAAATATCACACCTGAAGTTTGGGAAAGGCTCGCAATAGACATTCGGGAACTTTCAGCGAAATTTGAACTTGTATCTCTTTTACAACATTGAAGATAACGGAGAAGAAAAATGCCAATACCTGAAATACAAGCAAAATTAAACAGCATAGAAAAGTGTATGAACCGTTCAGGATTGGCAGACGATGATGATCACGATTATGCTTTTGAGGCTCTAGGCTACATTAAGGAGCTAGTTGATATCTTGAAGGAAGTAAATAAATATTTAGAGGAGGACACTAATGCCAATACCTAAAGGAACCCAAGCGGAAAAATGTAGTATGCAACGCGCCCTTTTCAGGGAAGACCCTGATTATGCAAAAAGCTGGATAAAAGAGCATGGCGACCAGTGCAAGGGCGTAAAGATGGCAACAACCCGGAAGATAGCCATGAACAGCAGAAACAAGAGAGGAAGATAGTAAACAGGAGGTATTATGGATAATGATCTAATTATTACAAGATTAAGTAAAATTGAAGATCGCTTAAATAAGCTTGAGGGTATAACTTATTTAAAGTCCCCTGCGTCAATTCTTGCAAAAGAAGAAGAAGATTCTGAATGTATTTGCAAGGATAGAGTTCGCTTTTTTATTGATAGTGGTGATCCCAACACAGCTTTTAGATGGAAATGTTCTGAGCATGGTAAGTGTGATTTTCTAGTAGAGAAATAGGAGGTAACAAATGGATCAAATTGATATAGATCTTTATGATCTCAAATTCCGTCTAGGCGTACTTGAAAAACAAGTTGAATTTGTTAAGGAATCCAGACTTAAGTCACCACCGGAATCTAAATGTACATGTAAAGAAAGAATTGGTTTCTTTCTTGCTGAGGAATATCTTCCCTCTGCTTGTATTTGCAGACCAAAAATTGATTGTCTTATGAGAAACCGTAGCAAACTTACAAAAACTCATAAGTGGGAATGTCCTGTTCATGGTAATATGTTTTTTGGAGAGAAAATAAATAATGGAAAAACCTGAGGAACTAATTTTGAGAGCAGCTGATCTCTGTAATAAGGAAGAGAAAAGGGAAAGCGTGAAAAAACTGCATGAATCTACAGCAACTAAACTTAGAAGGGAAGTCAAAGAGATAGACAAACTTTATAAAGAGGAACTCTTAAAAAGATCACACCTTGAGGAGAAATTATCTAAAGTCAAAGGCCTTTTAATAGATATATTTAAGTTAGATGAATAAAGAAATATAGAAAAGGAAAATAACCGATGGCCGATAATGAAACAGAGCAAGTCCAGAAATACCTCAAGAAGATAGCTGTCCTTGAGGAAGAGCGGCAGACTTGGGATATCAGGAATCAGGATATAGCTGATTATATGATGCCGAACCGCGGGAAGTTTCCCCTCACGTCAGACCAGGAACCGAATACGGGCACCCGTAGAGATGATAAGATAATCAATGAAACCGCTACTTACGCCATGCGGATACCTATTGCTGGCATGATTTCCGGCCTTTCCTCACCCGCATCCGAATGGTTCAGGATAACGATAGAGGACAAAGACCTGGAAAAATTTACACCTGTGAAAGAATGGCTCGAGACAGTAAGGAAAGGCATGAGAACGCTTTTCCAGAAAAGCAACTTTTATACCACACTATATGTTGTCTATGAAGAGGAGATAGGTTTCGGGACAGCCGTTGTCATTGTGGAAAGTGATAACGATACCATTGTGAGATATCGGCCCATGACAGCCGGTGAGTATGTTTTGATGACTAATGAGAAGGGCTTGGTAGATACTCTCGGCAGGTCTTTTCACATGACAGCCGAGCAGATGATTGAAAAGTTTGGGAAGGATAAGGTATCTGATACTGTGCGGTCAACCCATGAGCGAGCCCCCTATAAGTGGTTTAAAGTCACGCATTTCATAGAGCCGAATAAGGATAGGGATGACAGAAAGCTCGATAATCTGAACATGGCTTACAAGTCGATCTATATTGAGAATGGGCAGGACCATTTTCTAAGGAAATCCGGTTACGAAGAGCAACCGATGATGGCCCCCAGATGGAAAGTCACCGCACAAAGGATTTATGGGGATGGGCTTGGAAGTGACGCTCTGGGTTCTACAATAATGCTCCAGGAACTTGACAAGGAAAGCCTGAAAGCCATTTATAAGATGGTTGATCCCCCTATGGTGGGACCCGCCGCTTTCACTGACATGCTCGATGTCAGTGCCGGTGCGTTTAATGCGAGTTCCGGGGGAGCGCAGAATGATAAATTGGAAAGTATTTATGATATAAATTTCAATGTTGAGCAGGTGGAAGCAAAGATAGAAAGGGTCCAAAACTCAATAGGCAGGGGATTTTTCAATGACCTCTTTCTGTTTCTCCAAGAACATCCTCAGGCCACGGCTACCGAGATCTTGGAAAAGAAAGCAGAGAAAGTCATGCTTTTGGGGCCTGTGATAACCAGGCAGCAGGATGAGCTTTTTGATCCCATGTTTGAGCGCACCTTTGGGGTAGCATACAGGGCCGACTATTTCCCACTTCCTCCAACTGAGCTTGAAGGCCATGACCTTGAAATAGAGTACATATCGCAACTGGCCATAGCACAAAGATTAGCAGGGGTGTCAGGGATATATGATTATCTGGCCTTTATAGGGCAAGCAGCCGAAGTGCAGCCGAATGTGGTCGATAAGTTCGATGGGGATGAGGCCGCGGATGCGTTGGCCGAGAAATTAGGTATCCCTCCTAAGATAGTTCCCGGACAAGAGGTGATTGCACAGAAAAGACAGGCGAGGCTCAAGGCACAGATAGAGGCAAAAAGAGCGGAGGATGCTGCGGCCGGCGCTCAAGAGCTGAAAGACCTATCACAGGCGAAACTCGGGGATGAGAATGTGTTGAGTGCGATTGTTAAACCGAAAGAGGGAGAGTAAATAGGAGGTAAGAAAGTGGAAAACCATGCTGCTAAAAAAGTATTAGAGGCATCTATTACTTGTCTTAATGAATTGGAAAAGGAGTTTGATGGAGCAATAGTTATTTTGTTTACTAAAAACATTGAAACGTCAACGCACATTAAAATACCAGTTAAATATTGGCATAATTTGAAAAATCCTGATGACTTTGCATGGTGGCTGGAGCTAGTACAACTAAATTTAAAGAAAAATGCCCCTAACAGACAGTAAATTCTTTCCCAAGGAAAAAGCGGCCAAAGAAAAGGCTGATAGGGATGCCAAGGACAGACAGAACCAACTCATGGCCGATCTCCAGAAGACATTTGAGACCCCTCATGGCTTGAGGGCGCTGGATTGGATTTTGGGAATCTGCCATGTAGGAGGTTCTGTCTTCACTGGAAACAGCCGGACTTTCTATAATTCCGGCCAGCAGGATATAGGCCAGGCCATTGTTGATAATATTGAACTGGCAGATGATACGATATATCCAAAATTGTTAAGGTTAAAGGCGGATAAATTGAAGGAGAAGAAGGAAGCGAAGGAGGCGAAATGATCTATGAAATTTATTATAAGTTTATCTACGGCGTATACCTACAAGATCCTATAAACCTTATTTACGGAATATGGTTTTCAGTTAGTATAGCCTTGTTAATACAAACAATACGACTAATACGACTCAAGAAGTGGATTAATGAGTTGCATAATGACTCTCGAAGCTAGATTATTAATTCTATACGCCAAAGCAGTAATCCGGTCAATGAGGCAATTCGCCGCATTGTTAGAAAGGATTGTAAAAGAAAACTCATTATGATATAAGATTGCAAAAGAGTATAAGTTATGATATTCTTTAAAAAGCTTCACAATAAATTCTTTCTTCTGCCACTCATCCAGGGTCTCGAGTGTGATATTGCAGACCTAAAAAGCCGATTAAGACTTGAGAGTGATTACAGAGAATTGATTTGTAAGAAACTTGGCCTTGTTTCTACTTTAAATGATAGCAATATGCCAGCTACGCCTATAGTTTATACAAAAGAAGAATATGATAAAATTCTGAAAGTGAAATTACCTTCCCCTCAGCGGAGGAAATTAAATGCTGCACTAAATTTCCCAGACCGTGATATCGCAGGCATAAACCAGGCGCGCTATACACCCTTCACATGGTATGAAATGCCTTCAATGAAAAAGGTAACTGATAAATGAACTCCGAAGTGGAGTAAGCAGGAGGCCAAAATTGAATCAAAGAGATATAAAAAAAACCAAAAAACAACTTAGTTATTTGAAAAGACAGCAAAGAATAATCAAATACGTTATCAAAAAGTATGGTGGAAGGTTGCACCAAAAAGATTTTGATAAAGAATTTGCAAATTCTTATAAGAAAAATGGAAAGGTATACAGGCCTAAAAGGATGTTTGGTTGGGTTCCTATGCATATGGCTTGGCTCGGTTCTCTTTATCAGGGAGATTGGTCGAGATGGCTTGACCTTACCCAATTGATGGTAACGGTTAGTAAGTTAAAAAGAGAAGGGAAGCTCCCAAACGTTTATTATTGTTTGGTTTAAAGGACAATAAACAGGAGGTAAAGAATGGACCAAGTTGATAAAGAGCTTTATGACATTAGAGTCCATCTAGGCGTACCTGAAAAAGAAATTGAACTTATCAAGGAATCCAGATTGAAATCTACAATAGAGACTGAATGTACATGTGATGAAAGAGTTAGTTTTATTCTTGATAAGACCTGCGGCCGGAAGATATTTTATAGATGGAAGTGTGCGCTTCATGGAATATGTAACTTTCGAACAATGCAATGTCCCTAAAAGACAGTAAACAGTAGAAACAAGAGAGGAAGATAGTAGTGTGTCAAAAGTTTACGTAGTAATGGGTACAAGTGGGGAATATTCAGATAGAAATGAATGGCCAGTCATAGCTTATTTTGATAAAGAAAAGGCAGAACAGCATATAAAGAATGCTACGCAAGAAGCAAATAAAATATTTCAGAATAAGCCCATAATAAAGAATAAGTATTGCCCCCAAAAAGGTGTCAACAAATATGATCTTGAAATGACCTGGGATTATGGTGATGGTTGTTCATATTTTATGTATGAAGTAGAATTAATAGAAGGCGAACGATTAGCACAAAGGAGTCATAAAAGTACAAAAAGAGAGTTTCCTGAATTTGGAATTAAGGAACTAAATACTAAGAGGAAGTAACAAATGCCTACTGAAGTAAAACTAGGTAGACTTGAAAAATTTGGTTTAATTTTTGAGAACAATAAATTTAATAAAAATGGCACTTACGTTCTTCGAATTGAAATGGGTTTTGAAGGATGTAATGATTATATTGGACGTGTAAAGGGAGAAATAGATCCAAAAATATTAGATATTTACAGAAAGCATGGGCAATCTGAGGTTGAATTTATTTTAAATAAAGCTAAACTGTATATTGCTTTGATAGAAAGAAGCGTTAAATATTTGGCAAAGGAATCCTAAATGACTGAAATATATACGGTCAAAGGATTAAGACAGTGATATAGTTTATAAAATTCAGAGAAGTACCCAAACACGGGTTTATGCCCCTCTTTGGTTGTTGTTCATGGTTTGAACATACAATTACTGAGGGGTTTTTTATTAACCTGACATCGGAGACAAAATAACACTGAACCCGATGCAGACGGCTAATATGCCGAAGGAGGATTTACCATGGCAGACGAAAACGGAAATTGGAAAGATGATTTGTCAGAGGACGTAAAGGGAAGCAAAGCCTTAAAAGACTTTGACGGGGTGGAATCCCTTGCCAAGAGCCACATTGAATTAGTGGATAAAAGCGGAAAGCCATGGGTGGAGTCCCTTTCGGACGAAACGAGAACGGAGGATAACCTCAAGTCCTTGAAAGATAAAAGCATAGAAGATGTTACTAAGGACTATTTAAGACTGAAATCAGAAACAGCAGTAGTGCCGGAGAAACCGGAGGATTACAAGATCTCCCTGCCCGAAGGCGTTAAAAAGGAAAACCCATTCACACAGGCTTTTCGGAATTGGGCGCATGAGGCGAAACTGTCCAATGACCAGGTGAATACTATTAATGCCAGCCTTGATGGATATATGATGGAAGAGATTAAGGCGCAACGGGAAGCACAGGAAGGTTTAAAGCAAAAGGCGGTTGACGCACTCAAAGATGAGTGGAAGACGGACTATGATGAGAAGAAGAAAACTGCGCTTGCGGCCTTTGCCAAGTTGGTGCCTGATGAAAAGGAAAGGGAGCCATTTGCTGAATTTGGCAACAATCCTGCGGTGATTAAACTCTTCTATAAGATAGGCACGATGATTTCAGAGGATAAATTTGTCCTAGGGGTAACGAGCGCTCATGAAACCAAATCAGCGGCTCAAGTCCTTTATCCCGAGCAAAAATAATTAAACAGAAGGAGTTAAATCATGGCTACTAGAGGAACATTATATAAAACACTAGTTGACTGGGCAAGTCTGATTGATCCCAAAGGCAAAGTCGATAAGGTGGTTGAACTTCTCGCCGAGACCAATGAGATCCTGGACGATGCGGTATTTATGGAGGGGAACCTTCCGACAGGCCATAGGAGCACGATCAGAACAGGCTTGCCAAGTGTCACCTGGCGTAAACTGAATTATGGCGTTCAACCTTCCAAATCGACCACAGCTCAAGTCGATGACACCGTTGGTATGTGCGAGGCATTGTCACAGATTGACGAGTCCATTGCCAGATTGAACGGCAACTCGGCTGAGTTTAGGTTGTCAGAGGATCGGCCATTCCTTGAAAAAATGAATCAGGAGATGGCTGGCGGTATGTTTTATTTCGATACTGATGATGATCCCGAAAAGTTTCTGGGACTAGTCGAGCGTTACCCGTACTCTAACAGCGAAAATGTCATTGCTACCGGGGGAACGGGAAGCGATACCACATCAATCTGGCTCGTTGTCTGGGGTCCTAACACAGTATTTATGATCTTCCCCAAGGGTTCAAAAGCGGGGATCGAACACAGGGATGTCGGAGGTGGAAAACCCGTCCTTGTTGACGATGCGGCAAGCCCAGCGGGTAAATATTGGGCCTTTCAGACACATTACAAGTGGGACATAGGCATGGTTGTCAGAGATTGGCGATATGTTGTAAGGGTTGTCAATGTCGAATCCACCGGATCTAGCAACATCTTTGATCCGAATGACCTTATAACAGCATATAACTTGATCCCCCAGATGAAGATGGGGCGAGCTGCAATCTACTGTAATGGAAGGATCAAGACCCAGATGGACAAGGATGCTTTTAGCGATTCAAACCGGATGTATACTGTCGAGGAAGATGCCTTTGGATTCCCGATCACAAAGTTCTGGGGTATTCCGATCCGCAAGGTGGATCAGATACTAAACACTGAGACAGCCATACAACCACGACCGTAACCAAGATGGGCTAATATCCATCGTATAAGAAGGAGATTAATCATGTTTTTAGATTATCAAAATGAATTTTCGGTGGCGCAAGATGTTGAGGCATCTGATGTCAGTGAAAACATCATCGATACCGGGAAAAACGCTGGTGGGGCTTATCCGCTAAAAGTCCATGCCTGGGTAGATGGCGAGGCTTTCGCTGGTACTGGTGAGTTGATTCTGAAGCTCATTGATTGTGCAACAACCAACACCTACAGCGGTGCATCAACACTACTTTGGTCAGTGGGCCCTATACATAGGGCAAGCATGGTGGACGGATTTGTATTTACTTGTCCCCCAGTTCCGGCCAGGCACCGACAATACCTCCGAATGGGCTATGAAGTCGCTACGCAGTGTAACGTTTTTAGTGCCGGAAAAATCTCAGCCAACCTTGTTCTGGATCTACAGACAAACGAGGAAAAGATGGGATTGGCTGATAGGCCTGTACACCCATTAGCATAGCAGTATTAACCTGAACGGGCCTGGGGTAAAAGCCAGGCCCCCTATTAAAAGAGGTATCGACATATGGGAGAGTATATTTGTAGGGCTAAATGTTATCACCATAAGCTTTATGACGTAGGTGATTCATACATGGCAAAGGATGGTGAGACGGTTCCGGGCCACTTTGAGCGTAAGGGTTCCGCCGAAGAGGAAGCCAAGTTGTCTGAAGAGCAGAAATTCCGCAATATGCTGGAGCGTCTCGATACATACGGCCTTATATCCTATGCCAAGAAAGAATACGACAAGCGCTTCCATCCTAAGACTGGCAAGGAAAAGCTCATCGAAAAAATCATAGCCTTGCAGGAAGAAAAGATGGCAGAGGAGAAAGAGCGTTCAGAATCTGAACATATAGAATGATCTTAGAACTCTACATGCTTTTTTCCGTGGTTTTTATCCCGTTGTTTTGGGTATGGCAACCACTTGATAGCAGAAGTTATCTCTTTATCCTGGGGACAAATCTCGCTGTCATAGTCTTGATATGGGTTTCTTTTCTAAAACAGATACCGATTGACCTATATATCCCTTCAATCCCCATAGCCCTCTTTCTTGTCTGGATATTCCTATCCAATTCCTGGTCCACAGCACCAAAGCAGAGCTGGATAGATACACTTATATGGCTGTCCATGTTTGTCCTTTTCTCTGTAGCGCAAAGAATACCCAAAGAGTTTGTCCTGTTGGCCGTCTCCTTGCCAAGTTACGGAATGCTACCAGTTTTGTTCTACCAGAAATTTAAGGAAAAAAAACATTTACCGGGGTCCATATTCGGAAATGCGAACCACATCGGAAGCTATTTCACATTGAGCCTGTTTGTGTTCTTGTGGCTTTCTCTTAATGTTTCTATATGGCATTTGATAATGGTAGGGCTTTTGCTCATTGCGATTGTTCTTTCTAAATGCAAGGCCGCATGGATAAGCATCATATCGACATTAGTTATATTACTTTACTTCCAGACGAAAGTTAACTTCATTCTTGTATTGCCGATTCTTTTATGCGCTTTGTATTTTGTGAAATTGAAACCTCATGTCAGGAATAAATACTTTGCGGCCAGGCTCGGTTATTATGTTGCAGTATTAGACTGCATAATACGCAGACCTCTTTCCGGATGGGGATTGAGGACATTCAGGCGTGAGCAATTCTTCGCGGTACATCGCATACAGAAGAGACGGCCAAACACATACAGAAAAGAGACGGCTTCAAAGGCAGAGCATGTATACGAAAAATTCCCACTTCCCCGGACTCATAGAGTACACAATGATTATCTGGAAATATGCCATGAAACAGGTCTTGTGGGTCTTTTCCTTTTCCTCTATATCCTGTATCAGCTTCAATGGACTCAAGACCTTATCCTTTCAGCCGGATTATTGGCCATTCTTATAATGGCTCTGTTTTTCTTTCCCCTTCGTGAACCCCATATCGCTGCGCCTTTCTGGGCTCTGGCCGGAACTATATCGCAACCTGGTGTAGTCCTACCTCCTGGCTATTCCCTCTTTGTTGTGATATTAGTTCTGGCCATTTCCTATATGGCTTACCAATACGCTTACAAGAAATTGGTTGCTATCTATTGGTGGATGAAAGTTCCAGGTGCCGAGACAGAAGAGAAATGGAAAAAGGCGCTTTCCAAATGCTACAAGAATGATCCCTATCAGAATCAATTCTTGATGTATTTCTACCGGACGCATCTAAAGGTAAATCCCAGTTTCGCGCTCGATTGTATGTCTAGGATGAGTGAGCATTATGACGGAAGCATTACGGTGGCCAGTATACAATCCATAAGACCGAAGTTTGCACCCCCCGAAATGGTTCAACCCCAACAAACAAAGAAACAGAAAAAAAGAGGTAAGAGATGACACGATCATCCGTAGTATCGCCTATCACGAGATATACTTGCAATGGAGTAACAACCGCTTTCCCTACACTGTTTCAGTTCCTTAACGATGACGAGTTGAAAGTTGTTTTTATCCCCGCTGACACAACGATAGCAGAGACTACGCTGACGCTGACCACGAACTTTACCGTATCGGGTGGGGATGGAGAGACAGGTACGGTGACAACTACGGGTGACGACCCTTTAGGCAATGATCCGTATGATAGTGGGGATCTTGTCATAATAAGGGAAACACCGCTCACTCAAGAGATAGAATCCCGGACTACAGGCGCATTTAGACCCCCGAATATCGAAAATGCTCTTGATAAGACTTGTGATCAGATGCAGGAGAGGGAAAGCCTGTCAAGTTTTGCGCTTAGGTTGCCGGATACAACGGATTTGACAGAAATTAGTGCGGAATTGCCTACATTGGAAGGTTCTAAGTTTCTCGCTGTAAATTCTTCAGCCACAGAATTTCTCTTTGCAACTTCAGTGACTGGAGCCCCTGTTTCCAGCTATGGGGCCTCTCTTATAGATGATCCAACCGCAGCTTCCGCATTAGAGACCCTGAGCCTTCCTGCTCTTATGAGAACTCTTGTAACCGATGCGGTTCAAGCCTCGGCATTACAGACATTGGGAACGAGCAACGCTTTTCGGCGGGCTACCTTTGCCAAGTATGACGCTACCCATATAGTGGCTAGTGGTCTAGCCGAATATATGTGTAAAGATAAATATTGTCGTTGGGAAGTGCCACTGATTACAGAAGGAATACCGATAGTCGGTTCCGATTTCTGGCATCTCTATCTTGATTATTCGGAAATTACTCGCGGCGAACTGGTTACCGCTTCCGGGCTTACCTGGTCAATAACTGACCCTACATGGAATGGACCCTATGGTCAATACATGAACGGTGATGACACGTGCATCATGTCCGTTCTGGCAAGTGGAACTGAAATCTTTGAATTTTTCCATGACGGTGATTATGTATCCTATGGCGATGGAATTGAAGATAAGGCTTCTGGCACTGTAGGCACAGATTGGGCAAATGAAGTAACCTTGACTGTGCCGAGTTTTGTCAGGAAAGTTAGAGCAAACTTTGAATATAAGCGTAATGACCAAAGTATAAAACTCTATTGGAGAACGGGAGGACAAACACTCACCAAGGGCAATCTGATTTGCGGTGTTAGTACTGCTGCTACTCAGACTTATAACGCACTGGATGTTATTTGCAGTTCTAACCTGAAAATAGACCTCAAAGGAGGGGCAACGGCATCAAATACTGTAGTTGAGGAAACACAGGGTTGGTCTTTCCCGTCAGGGATGTAAGGAGAGAAAAGATGCGAGAAATCTATATAATTTATAACAAAAAAACAGGCTACATAGAGGATGGTGGGGGCAGGATCGACAGGACAAAACCTGGAAAGATGATGAATATAGCGATTCCACGTATTTTGAGCGAGGGGCCTGATAGAGAAGTCCTTTATTTACCGAACCAGAGTTTACCCAATTCTGAGAAGCATAAAATTAAGGACGGCAAGATAGTTAAACTAACACAAGAGGACAAAGCAGCCATTGAAGTAGCCAGACCTAGAACCGAGATTGAACTTTTGGAAGATAGAGTTTCTTCCTTAGAAGCACTTATTTTTCCTTAATAACAGGAATTAACTTATGGCACGCAGCAAGATCGATATATTCAATCTGGCACTGGCCAAAATAGGCAGTATAGCTATCAGCGATCCCGATGGTGCGGCAAAGGGGGCCGAGTATTGCACCATATTCTATGATGAGATCAGGCAGGAGGTTCTAAGAGAGCATCCCTGGAACTTCGCCACAAAGCGGATCGCATTCGCTGAAGCGGCTGCCGAACCCGATTTCGGCTATGATTATGCCTATAGTTTGCCTGCCGATTGCCTTTTTGTCAGACATCTCAGCGAGGAAAAGTACAAGTGGGTCGTTGAAAGTGGTGAGCTCCTTACCGATATGGAAGGTGCCAAAGCAATCTACACAAGGGACATTGATGACCCGAATGATTTTGATCCTCTCTTTGTTGGGGCTTTTGCGACAAGACTTGCCGCTGAGGTTGTAGCTGCCCTGAAGCCTCAAGATGGTTCAAAAAGAAAAATACTCTGGGAGATGTATGAGATCATTCTTAACAGGGCGAAAACGGCCAATGCGAAAGAACGCAAGAAGAAACCTGAACCTAAGAATGCCTTTGTTGATGCCAGGCAATAGCAATGTTGAGGAAAATCCAAAATGCCTTTACCTCAGGGGAGCTTTCACCTGAGCTTGCCGCAAGGACCGATTTTGAGAAGTACGAAAGCGGATGCCGAACCCTTAAAAATTGGATAGTCAGACCTTATGGTGGCGTTTCCAACCGCACGGGTTTTCGCTATATAGCAACAACAAAAAATTCTTCTAAGAAATCCAGGCTCATCGAATTTGAATTTTCCGATACCCAGGCTTATATCCTTGAATTCGGAGAAGAATATATCCGCTTCTATATGGACGGGGGCCAGATTCAAAGTGCAGGGGCTCCCTATGAAGTGGCGAGCTCCTATCTTGAGGAAGATCTTGACTCAATCCATTATACCCAATCCGCAGATGTTCTCTATCTATTCCATCCCGATTATACTCCGAGGAAACTTGTAAGGACTGGTCATGCATCATGGACGCAAAGTGAAATAGATTTCAGATGGCCGCCTTTTAGGGATGAGAATACTGATGCAGATCTTTTTATTACCGCATCGGTAGAAACACCGGGAGACCCTACAGGCCTTACTGCATCAAACGATCTTTGGAATGAAGAGTATGTAGGTCAATTCTGGAAATTGGGAGGGGGATATGTAAAAATAACTGCGGTTGGCGATAGTCTATTGGCTTCGGGATTAGTTGTGTCCACCGTTCCACTGGCGGCTACAAGCGTTTGGTCAAAAGGGGCGTGGAACCCACAGAGAGGTTATCCAAGGACAGCTACATTCGATAATGACCGACTTGTAGCTGCCGGGAATAGGGATGAACCACAACGCATATGGGGTTCTGTGATAGGAGACTATGTGAACCATAAGGCGGGGGTAAATGATGATGATGCTTATCGGCATAGGATAGGCGCACAGAAGGCAAATGTAATCAAAAGCGTATTGTCCGAGAAACATTTGATAGTGATGACAAATGGGGGGGAATGGGTGGTTGGTGTTTATGGGCAATACATATCACCGAGCAATGCCCCCCGGAGGCGGGAATCTGCTTTTGGCAGTTCCAATGTTATGCCATTTGCCATAGGGGATATAACGCTATATCTGCAAAGACCGGGAAAAGCGCTGAGGAGTCTTAAATATGAGTATGAGTCGGAGGGATATACAGGTGAAGATCTGTCTTTGATGGCGGAGCATCTAACCAAGTCAAATGTTATTGTTGAAATGGCCTATCAACAGTCACCGAATCAGATAATATGGTGTGTCAGGGATGATGGAGTTTTGCTTGGCCTGACATATATGCCGGAGCATAAGGTTACAGGATGGCATAGGCATGAGACACAAGGCACCTTTGAGAGCTGTGCAGTAATCCCGAGTAATGATGAAGATGAGCTTTGGACGATATGCAATAGAACCGTAGGGGCTACCACGGTGAGATATATTGAAAGGCTCGATCCTTCTTTTAGAGGGAATAACACATATGATGCCTTTTTTCTGGATTCAGGATTGAGCTATGACCCGGATGAAGTTGATATCACGGATATAAGCCAGACAAACCCTGCTGTTGTTACAGCACCCGGACATAGTATCGATGCTAGTAACATGGTCAGATTCACGGAAGTATTGGGTATGACGGAGGTTAATTATAGTAGTTTTGAGGTAGGAGCCACAACAGCGACAACCTTTGAGCTTGCATATGTGAATGGAGCTGCATATACAGCCTATATATCGGGAGGCAAGGCAAAAAAAGCCATAACACATGTAACCGGCCTTGGTCATCTCGAAGGGAAAACAGTGAGCATACTTGCCAGCGGTGCCACGGTGCCTGATGAGATAGTGGTTGGCGGTTCTGTTCTTCTTGATTATCCTGCGGTTCCGATTCACGCGGGACTTTCCTATGAATGCGATTTAGAGACGCTCGATCTTGATGTACCTTTACAGATTGGAACCTTCCAGGGATTAACCGGAAAGATAGTGGGATGTATCTTAAAGGTTTACAATTCATTCGGGGCATGGATAGGACCCGATGAAGACAATCTAAAAGAAATTATGTTCTGGTCGAGTGATGATTATCTGGTGGGCGCTCCCCCTGGATTGTTTACAGGGAATATAACAGGTGAGGCCGATTTCGATTATTCACCAACAGCCCGGGTTTTTATAAGGCATCAAACACCGTTGCCTATGACCGTTCTAGGCATAATAACTGAAATAGAGGTATAAGGATGAGTTTGGGACTTATTCTACTTATAGGTGCTTCTTATTACTTCGAGGGAAGAGCCCAGCGCAGCATAGGTCGAGATGAACGCGGTTTAGCTGAATACAATGCCCTGATTATGGAGATGGAGGCCGAATATCAACTTTCGGCCGCAAAAGTAACATCCGAATATATGCTTGCGGCTGCAGAAAGGGAAGCTCTATATGCAATTAGGATTACAGAGCAAGAGGCCGAATATGCCCTTGAGGCTGCAGGTGTCGAAAGGGCATTGCATGAGAGGGAAGGGGAACGGTTCAAAGCACGTCAAAGGGCTGTTGTAGCAGCGCAGGGAGGCACTTTTGAAGGTTCTTACCTGGATGTTCTCGCAAGGACAGCCGAAGATATAGAGTTTGAAGGACTTATGATAGAACATGAGGGAGAGATGGGAGCCTGGCGTGCGAGAGAAACCGGGACAGAGTTGGCTTGGCGTGCGAGAGAAGCGGGAAGGCTCGGGGCTCATGAGGCAATTGAAGCCGGAAAAATTGGGGCTTGGCGTGCAAGGACATCGGCAGGTCAAATTCGTTATGCGGGAGATCTTGCAGAAAGGCAAGCGAGATTAAGGGAATGGACAACTTATCTGCGAGGGGGCACGACCCTGCTTTTGTCTAGTTGGAATCAACCATCAAGTCGAACCCCAACATTAGGATCTCAAAGTCCATATACAGGTAGTAATATCCCAGGAGTATAAATGGCTATAAGAGTACCGATATATGAACCACGGAGAACGCCTGGTAAAGAACTAGGCATTTCCCCAGTCTTAGGCGGCCAGAGACGCCTTAACATCCCTACGACTTTAGCGCCTCCTCTATCGCAGGCAAGGGTAGGAACGGCAGAAGTTGAATTGTGGCGGACTGTAGGTGAAGTAGCAAAAGAGGTTCTTGACTACCAACGGCAGCTTAGACAAGCGGAACTCGCCTCCGAGCTTTCAACCGCGAAGGCAGATCTCTTTATAGACCTATCTGGCTTTGAAGATAGGTTAATAACAGAGGGAGGTGACCCTAAAAAATATCTTGAAGACTACCAAAACTTTATACAGTCAAGAAAGGCATCTTTTGATAAGAACCTCAGCGAGCCAGTAAAGAAAGTATTTAACGATTACTTTAGGCGCGAAGCACAAAAGGGATTTCTCAGGATAAAGGAAGAGGCAGGGAGGCAAATTCGTGAAAATCTGAGGGGCGACCTCAATAAACTCCTCGATGTTCATTCAAGGGGCCTTGCAAGCAAAGATCAGACTCGGCGTCTACAGGCATGGGCATTATACCAGCAAGCTGTGGACATGGCTAGGCAGACAAAGGCTATCGATCCAGAAACAGCCGAAATGCACCTTGCAACAGGGCAACAACGCTATCACAGAGCCAATGCTTGGGACGTAATTGGATGGATAGGATATGAGGAGGGTATTAAATGGCTAAAGGGTGAACGCGAAATTGAGGCACTACAAAGTACACTCGACATCTTAGATCCAGTCACGAAAGAGGGGCTGATACGCCGTGCCATCGCAGAGAGTAGCATCATAACGGCAAAAACGAAACAGGCCAGAGACTTGGCAATAAGCACTACCCAGACTGCTTTTCTTAAAAAGATGGAAACATTTCTGAAGATGTCAACCGAAGATGTTATAGCTTTCAGGAATGAAATTGTAACTTCACGCAATCTTGAGCCAGTAGGCACAGGCTCGAAAGAAAAATTTCTTACCATAATAACTAAGCGAACAAAAGAAACGGCTGAAGGTAAAGCTGAAGCTGTAAGGCATAGGACTTATCTTGCTATTTCTCTGCAAGCCTACCAGGGAACTATGAAAGACATTAGTTTTGCCATAGATGCAGCAGCCAGAGAAGAGATTACCGTAGCAGACATAGGCTTGATAAATAACATAATAAAAGAAACCCAAAATCCCGCGCTTAAAGAATACAATGAACTGATGAGCAGGGCAATAACATCAGGTAGGAAAAGAATATTAGAACCCGACTTACTTTCGTTATTTATGTTTACTGCTGATTCAGAGAAACAGGCACATTTATTTGATGAGGCCTTGAGGAAGAAATTAGCGCAAGCACCAGATTATCCCAGTCGAACAAAATTGCTCGATCCAGCATCTAAAGAGTATATTGTAGAGAGTTTAATCCAAACCTTTAAAGCGCAGATAGAGGAACCGGAAATTCCGACAGGTCCATCTAAGGAAAGGCGATCTTTAGGAGATTTTTATAAATAATTATGCCATTTGATATACAAGCAGCAAAAAAGGAAGGATACAGCGATGAGGAAATAGCAACTTTTCTTGCCACTGGAGCTAACTATAACTTGAAAGAGGCATTAGGAGAGGGTTATTCCCATAGGCAAGTTGTTGACTTTCTTGCCAACAAAGATAATCCCACTGCAACGGATATGAATATGCTTCAACCAATACCTGGAGAAACGCCTAAAATCACAGAATCCTTAGATGCTTTGGATAGATTTGACATACTTGAACGCTTAAAGAAAATGCCGACTGAGTTAGCAGATGAGTGGAGAAAAGAAACTATCCATAGGATGAGATCAAGAAAGTATGGAGAAATCAAGCAGGATTATCCTTCTGTTGTGAGAGCTATTGAAAATATACCTGAAAACTTGGGTGAGATAGTCAATTCCTTCAGTTCATTAATTCTAGGTGTGCCGATAATCACTTACAAGACAATCAAAGAAATCTTGCAGAGAGAAGCGGAAAAAGCTGAGTTTTATGCCGGGGGTAGGATGCCTACGCCTGAAGAGTATAAATATCTTAGTAGACCATATTATTTAGAGCAAAGAGGAAAGGAATTAGGGGCAGCCATAAAAGATAGCTATGAGACATTCAAAAAAGACCCCTTACTCACAGCAGGGTTCTTTGCAGAGGACAACCCTATAGATACTCTTTTGTTGGGGTTAGCAGGATATGAAGGCATTGGACTTGGAGCAAGAGTAGTAGGCAGGGCAGCGGGGATTCAAACCCTTGTATCCACAGCCCGCAAGCCCTTAAAGATTGCCAATATAGCAGTTGAAAGACAATTCTCTAAGAATCCCTTGACCAAAATGTTTATCCAACAGCCTTTTGACATGGTTATGGATAGATATCCCAGGTTTAAGGATGCCCTTATCAAATATAAAGGCGGTAGTCTTGTAACTGCTATGAGGAATACCTATGAGGAGCTCAACTTTTCCGAGCGGGTAAGACTGCATAAGGAAGTTTATGAAAATATAGAGAAGTTGAGCAAGCAGGAAAGAGCAATGATGATACCCTTCTTAGAGGGTAGGTTGCATTTTAGGAAAGACTTACCTGGGGATGTTCAGGGCGTAGTGGATTTGAGTAAAGGAGAGAGGGTTGTAAGGGTACCAGCAGAGGTGGGGAAGGCAGTCAAAGAACCCATCTCTCAATTTGGTGGCACACCTTCCCGCTGGGGCCGTGGCAGCGAAAACGTCAACTATCAGAGGGTAAGGGATTTTCAGGCCTGGTATGGAGATTTCCAGGAAAGGATTAAAAAAGGATTCAAGCTTGACGAGAAAATGACAGCCGACCAATTAGAAAATATCATATACCAACCCATAGAGATAGAAACCGGATTATCACGAGCAGTTATTAAAGCAGAGTTAGGAGATTTCACACCGATTTATGTTCACCATTACTTTCCTTGGAAGGCAAAAGATAGACTCGGAGTCCATTTTGCAGAAACTACTGGCAAGAAATACACCCCCGGGATGCTAAAGAAAAGAAGAGGAGTCAAGGGGTATTCAGAGGATTTAACAGAAGTCTTGCCTCGTATGGCATCCTCTTATGTCAAGTGGAAAAACACCCAAGCATTTCTTGAGGAATTTTTAGGTATGTATGGCATGGCCGTTAATCTGAGAAATGTAAAGGCAACCAAAGAGGGATTAATGGTGGGAAAGCAGCTTTACGCTAACCATAAGATAGTGGCTCCTGATGGATACCTGAGATTCTTTAAGGGCGAAGTGGATATCTGGAAAGAGATAGCTAAAAGAATGGATGATACTGTGGATTTTGACGAATCCCTTATAGATATTCTTCTCAATGCCAAATTACAGATTGGAGATATCAAGAAAGACTATCTATCTGCTACCAAGAATATAAAGGTTTACCTTGTACCGGATGAGGCGGTTAAAAAGCTTGAGACCATGGCAACCCCTGTATTTGGAACCCAAGAAAGGCAGGCTATCGTAAAATTGGCCTATGACTTACCTATCCAGTTCTGGAAGGATTCAGTATTGGCCATAACCCCACGCTGGATTAAGAATAATGTTATGGGTGATATCATATTTAATACTTTTGAAGGTGTGGGACCGTTAAGCTATGCAAGGGCATTTATCAGGAAATATATAGATGCTATCCCAGATGAGATTCTAAGGGCCTCCTTCGCCAATGTCATGAAATATAATCCTAAGCTCGGGAAGGCAGAAGAGACAGTGATAGGGCAATATGTAAAGGCCATGGGCGAAACTGTACCAGCTAAAATATTAGCCTCAGTTAAAGACATCGGCTATGGAATAAATACATCTATCGAGCAACCTTTTGTCAGGGCATTGTATATCAACAAAGCGAGAAAAGAGGCAAAGAGATTGCTCAAGACTGAAGGTATTCCTATCAGTGAAGAAAGTATTTTAACTAAGATGCTTGAGATTAAAAATACACCAACTCTTAACAAACCTATTATTACCAAAGTAAAAGAGACCTTACCTGTGTTCAATATAATGGGAGATTTTGGGAGGAAGTATGTCCGGCGCGCCATGCCCTTTGTAAATTGGTATAAATTCATGCTCAGATACGGCGCGACTCTACCGGCAAAACATCCTTTTAAGCTTGTGGGTGCAAGAGGACTAGCAGCATTGACGGAGAAAGAAAGAGAAGAAGCCTTCAGGCAGTACTTTCCCTATATGGCTGATACTATAGAAAGAGAGGGTGGAATACCAAAACGCTTTAATGGCTTGTGGCCTATAGGCACAGACCCAAAGACAGGGGAAGGAATATTTTTCAACGCAAGGGGGTTAAATCCTTTCGATACCATAACAGATATATTGAGCTTGAGAGTGTTTTCTATGATGTCTCCTATTATTAAAGTGGGAGCTGAAAGGGCATTAAGCAGGGATACCTTTACGGGTCAAAAATTCGATACCCCTTCACCTATAGAAATCACAAGGGACGGTAAGATAAGGGAGTTAGAGAGAATAACCCCATCCTTTGCTACTCATGTTTTGAGGCAATTTCCACAATTCACTTTACTTGAACAGTTTATCACGCCAGGCAAGCAATACTCAACAGGCACAATATTTAATCCTAAGCCTAAAGTGGATCCTGTAACCGGGGAGTTCAAGTATCCCATAAATGCCATGGATAAGCTGTTAAACTACGTCGGTGTGGACCGGAAAACGATTGATGTAGAGGAATGGTTTTACAAGCACCAAGAGAGACTCAGACAAAAGATGAGTTTAACCCACAAGAATCTCTTGTTTGAACCGGATGCCCTTTCAGTCAAAGAACACCTATTGATATTAGAGGAAATATTGCTTGATAAAGAAAAGAGGAAAGCGATTGAGAGAGCTATGACAGGTAAGAAGATATTTAAGATTAAAGAAAAGATGGAAGTTATTAAGGCAATAAAGAAGGAGCAGGAAAAGAAAGAAATAAAAGCTGCGGAATCGGCAAAAAGGCAAAGAGCTATTGATAGACTGAATGAGCAAGGGGAACCAATAACGGAAAAAAATATAAAGTTTATAATGAATGAGTTAGGAAAGTAATGCCAAAGAAATCAAACATCATAGATTGGTCAAAGCTCCCGGATAAAGATAGAAGCGAAAAACCATCACCTGTTAGTGAGAACCTTGTCAAGTCAATCATTGGTGCAATAGACGATTTGAAATCGCAAGTAAAAGAAGACTCCGCACAATCAAAGGTTTTGTCTGACAACCTTGTGGATGCCGCTAATACCATGGCGGAGGTTGGCAGAGATCAGATAGAATCAAAAACGGTTCTCCAAGACATTGATAAAAAGCATAAATGGAATATGGAGGTTAATAGAGATCGGCGCGGTTTAATTAAGAGCATTGAAGTAGAGGAAATTTAATCATGGCATTACAAATTGAAGTGACGATAACGATAATTATTGAGGGTCTGTAATGGCTAAATGGACAGTAGCTTTATTTGGACATTGGAAGCCTAAAGATTTTGGATGGGAGAAACGCCCTGAGCCTGGGGATATTGTTGCCTTTAAATCTTCTGGACAAGATTGGACAGACACAGAGAAAAAGGAATTTTTGATGGTTACGATAGATGGCCCAGAACAATCACAAATGAACGCCTTATGCGAAACCTATTTTGATTTGAATAGTTATGAATTATATGATCCTCTAAGTTTTGATGATTGGTACTCTATGATGTATTTGAAAGCTGAGACCAGTGCTGATCCGCAGAAAGCTATAGCGTTGCTAGATCAAAACAAAACCGAGTGGTATGCAGAATATATCAAGGGTGCAAAGGAGCGGTGCAGATGGCCTAAGTTGCGTTATAGGAGTCGAAGGTTTCATGTTCCCTTAAATGACCTGAAGATTCTCGGAGTTGACGAGGCGAAGATGCTAAATAGGGATTTAATTTATGAGCCTGTATTGGCTGATATTATCAAGACTCAGTGCTACGATAAAAAGAATGCCCGATATGTTTTACTCACTGATGAATTGAATGAATTACAACCTCTAACAGATGGGGAGTTAAACATTCCGTAATGGCTTGTTACGATGCGTCACCATATACTTGAACTTATGATTCTAACGCAGGTGCGGGAAAAGATTATAGTTCTATGGCAACTTGGGAAACTGCAAGCGAAGCGGATATAGGTGGTTATTCCAGTAGAGTCATTCTCGATTGTTTTGATAGTCAAGACCATGACGATAATTGTCTTATGAATGATGCGGACAATAATGCAACTCCTTCCATTTACAGAGTTGTACGTTCGGCTTCGGGATGTTCTACTCCCTTTGCTGGAAAGAAAAACACGGGGTCTAATTTTGTAAAAACTGGCTCAAATTATATATTTCAGTTAGCTGAGGCATATGCCCGTGTGGAACAACTTGTAGCAAACAACAGTCGAGACACGGGGGCACCCATCTATGCGGTTGGGCTTTTAATTGATAATACAAAAGCTGTTGATATTGTTGTTGAAGCTGTAACAAATCCTGGGGCCGGACTTGGCTGGGGAATATACGCAACAGAAAATAATAATTTAATATATGGATGTATTGTTTCTAATTGCAAGACTATTGGAATTTTTATTAATTTAGGTGGAGGAGAAACATCGGGAGCTGTTTGTTGTACTGCTGCTGATAACGCAACGGGGTTTGCCTGTGCCGCTGGAGGCCTTAACTATCTTTTTAGTTGTTATGCTCAAGACAATACAACAGAAATCAGCGAGGTTGAAGTTTGGGATGGTGGGGATTGGAATGCCTCAAAGGGTGATGATACTGCTGATTTAGGAGGGGCAGCCACTTATTTTGATAACTCCCAGGATTGGTCTGGTTCGCTTGATGGCGATTATTTAGCAGCGAATGGCAGTTTGAGCGCTGATGCGAGTGGGGCAGGGGATCATAATTCTGGCAAGAATCCTGTCTGTCCTCTTACATCTGATTTTTCTGGTACTTGGGACCCTGATAATTTCTTTACTGGGCCAGATGTTTTGTTTTATAAGGATATAGCAGGCAATGCTCGGCCTGCTGCTGATAATGCAGCTTGGGATGTCGGGGCGAGTGAGTTTGTGGGGGTAGCAGGCGTAGCTCCAACAGGAGGACTTTACGGCCCGTTAGTTGGGCCAATGGGAGGACCAATAAATGTATAATGCAGGCGATTATAACACAGGCTCAACGGTATGTATCCCTTTCAACACCTTTACATCTGATGATCCAAGCCTATCTGTCACGGTTACACAGCTTGCAGTAGGCGATATAGAGATACATAAAGATGGCTATGTGGTTCAGAGGGCAAGCGATAATGGTGTTGCAGTCCAGATTGATTTTGATGGGGTTACTGGTAACCATATCGTCACTATCTATACGGGCGATGATTCCGATGCTGGCTTTTACGAAAATGGCTCTCGTTATCAAGTCCGACTGGAAGGGATAGATGTTGATGGCGCAACATTAAACGTCTTTATTGGCACATTTAGCATTGGGTGTACGATATTTAATTCTACTGGGGCAAGCCTGGCAACAAATCCCTGGAGTGCCGCTGTGGAAAGTGCGTGTGCTCGTGCCTTAGAGTTTATGGTTGGTACTACCGGGGCAAGCCTGACAGCCGTTCCCTGGAATCCTAATTGGGATGCCGAGGTACAGAGTGAAGTAGAGGATGCGACAGGGGCTACATTGACAGCTATCCTTGGGGATAGCAACGAATTGCAGAGCGATAACATTCCTGGCACTCTTGCCACTATCGCTGGCTATATTGATACTGAGATTACGACTATTGGTGCTTCGGTTCAAGCTGGCCTTGATTCTACCGGGACTACTCTGACAGCAATCCCTTGGAACTCAGCCTGGAATGCTGCGGCTTTAGGTGTCTCAGTCACAGCCATTTTAGGCGATACCTTCAATAACGCAACAGATTCCTTAGAAGCTATTCGAGATAGAGGGGATTCCGCATGGATTACTGGGGCTGGAGGTTCACCTGGAGAAATAACAGGAGCTTGCATAATTGCAATAAAGACTGAAATAGCTACAGGTGCAACTCTTACGGCTATACCTTGGAATGCCTCTTGGGACTCAGAGGTACAAAGCGAGGTAGAGGATGCTACAGGTGCTTCGCTCACGGCTATTAAGGCTGTTACCGATGCTCTCACGGTGGCTGCGGCGACCAAGTTAGCGGCAAGCGCAAACACAATGATTACAGGTACAGTAGGAGCGACTGATTTAACAACCACTACTTGTTCGACAGATATTTCCCTGACGGATGCCGAACAACTGAACGGGCGAATTATTATATTCGCCCATGATACGACGACGGCGGGATTAAAGTATCAGGCAACGAATATAACGGATTTTGTGGTTGCCAATGGCGTATTGACATTCACAGCAGTAACAACAGCACCATCAGCGGGCGACACTTTTGTCGTTTTGTGATAAGCGGTTGATATTACACGACATGGTAAAGAAAAAGTGAAATGATGTATGCCAATTACGCAGCTAACACCGATAGGAACACCGGGAAGTCCATACTCCTTCTTAGCCAAGACTGCGGCACCTGTTGGAGAGAAAGGAATAGGACCGTTTACAGAGCTTTCAGTCTCAGCTATTCCGGGAATAATCCATTCATTTTCAGCGAAAACTGCGGCAGTTGTACCTGGAGTTAAGGGTGCGGGAGAATTTACAGCCCTTTCGGTACTTGGTTTACCTGGACCTATACATAGCTTTTTAGCGAAGGAAGTTGCTGTAGTACCGATTCCAACAGTAGAGGTGGTAAGCAAAGGTCGAGTCGTAGAATATAAGCAGTTAATGAAATTAAGAAGAGATGACAATGACTTATTGGAAATCATAGTGGCAGCACTTACAAGGGGGATATTAAATTGAACAATAAAAATCTTCAGGAAGGAGAAAGACCATGCCGGATAAAATGTTTGTAGGCAAAGTTAAAAGCGTTGATGTCGCTGCAGCCGCTTCTGCCAGCGATCAATTCACGGATGAAGTAAGGATTAAAGACAGGGGAGTTGTCGACATCGAAAATACTGGTGGAGCCTCCCTTGGCATGATTGGGACAGTTACATTGCAATACAGAACCGATATGGGAGAGACTTGGATGACTAGGGCTACTTATGCCGTTGGCGCTACCTTTATGGGCCGCCAGGAGTTTAATGGATTTGGCGATAGGCATAGGGTAGGCATCGAGGTCGCTAACATTTCGAGTGGAACTGCAACATTGCACATCAAGGGCTGATCGGAGGTTGAAATGCCTGATGTCAAAATGGTAGTAAACAAAGAGCGGTGGAAAGAATTCAGTGAAGAGGAGAAAAGCTGGATCACTTACGATACCCTTCAGGACATCAACAAACGGGTGAAAAAGCTCGAAAACCGGAAGTTTCTGGATGGTGCGAAGAGCTTTGCCGGGGGCCTAATAGGTGGGGCAGCTGCTATTATTGGGATAAAATTAGGGGGGTTTGATTAATCTTCCCTAACCCCTACATACCCCCCATTTATCGGTATGATATGACTAAATGGCTCCGTCCGCTCCCACACTTGAGCCTTAAACCCTATCATCTCGGTTCTAAGGTCTCGGACTTCTGCCTCAAGTACCTCTATCCTTTGCTCTGATACCTCTATCCTTGCCTCTGACTCTTCCCTACCCCTCACAACCTCCTTCACCCCCAGAAGGGCTACGATGAGGGTGAGTAGGACTATGAAGAAGAGGAGGGGTTTCACTTAGTTAAATCCAACAATAAACTCACGCATTTTGCTTGGTGAAGATAACTGCCCTGCCATAAGCAGCATCATGCCTGACTTAAGAGCACTATGATTGGCTGTTTCTGGGTGCGTGCGCATATCAGAAAGCATGGATGACCAAGCCTGACTCGTATCATCCATATCAACATACTTTAAAGCTCGTTGTTTACACCATTCTAGGTGCTCATTGCGTGTCATTGATTTCTCCTCCCCACCCACATCTCCCTTAGCCTCGGTGGGTTTGGGGGAGAGGTGGCGGACTAATTCTTCAAGGTCATCGGCGCACTTATCCCAGGTAGCTGCCCTGCCACATGAATTGGCGGTATTCATAGTCCATTGCCGCTCTGCTTCTGCCCGATACGTCTTTATGAGATTGAGTAGCTTGTCTTTCATCTCTCCTCCTTTGGGGGGTTTGACAGGAGGCGCACAGGCAACATGGCACCGCCTTCCATAACCTCCGTCATAGTATTCCTGTAAGGCGTGGATTGTGTTATCACATACCTCACAATGGTGCATAGAATAACAAACTCTCTTGGGATATTCATAAAACTCTTTCTTTCGTCTCATCTCTCCTCCTCACCCGCAGGGGTAGCGGGGGCTGGGGTTGTAGCCGGAAACTCCTTCCTTTCGATTGGATATTGAGCATTGTCTTTTAGAAATATTGGCACACCGGAGTCTGAACACTGCTCAACGATACTATCAAGCCATTCTCGTTTAAGGGAAAGGCCACCCACGATTACCCAATCAATAAAGACCCTGCGTACACTATGGCTATTCCCTGATACTGCGTAATCACGCAATTTTAAATCCACCGGCCCTAACATCGGCTCTATGCTAACAAACCTCTTAGCCGCTGGGATCTGAAGGAGAATAGGGATTCGCTCATCTGCTGTCTGCTGGTTTTCGGCGGAGACGCCGAGGTAGACATGACTAGGCCAGTTATTATTAACTCCCCAATCGTAGGTTACGCTGTCATAACCTATATTTTCAGGACGTTTAGTAAGGATTAAATAATCATTTGTGTCATAATATCTAATTTCTTTTAGAATCTCCGTGCGCCATTCAGACCTAACATTATGGTGGAAAAGGTCTCCCATCGAACACACAAAAACTCTTTTAACACGACCGCCTTTTTTTGCCAGTTTTTCAGCGAAATCCAACCTGTCAGGATGAAATGTCACCCTAAAAGGTTCATCCCTGGGATACCCAAATCGTCCCTTGAGGCGGGTAGCCATACGCTTTGCATAGCAGTGAGCGCACCCTTCTGATATGGGGGTGCATCCGGTTACGGGATTCCATACCTCATCACACCATTCGATTTTGGTCATGTTACTCCTTATCAAACTCAGTCCAGGTGGGGCAGTTTTCCCTATCTTTACAATTTTTCTTACACCACATGACTGTTGGTTTCTCGTCTTCTTCTCGGTTCAGACACTTCACAAATATCGCTTCACCATCAAGAAATGGCCCTTTTTCCGCACCGTCAACGAGGCGCATGAACTTCTCCTCGTCCGTCTCATCGGCAGGAGTTTCAGGCTCAAGATTTGCATTTGGGCCTGTGGGTGTTTTGGGCTCCTTGATTTGCTCACCCGGTCCAGGATAAGGCTCATCCTTGAACCGCTTTCCCCAACCTATCTGAATCTCATCCTGATTGACCTGGGGATAAGTGGGGATCTCATCTAGGCAAGATGTGACAAACTTCTTGAAATTCTTATCCCCGAGGCCCTTATAGAGCTTTCGGATTGCCTCTTCCTTGGTAGGCTTTTCCTTTTTCTCCCATGTCTTGAATTGATGCCAAAAGCCTTCAAGGTCTTTGGTAGCCTCGGCTTTGATTTCCTCAACAGGCTTGTCAAAATGTTTTGCACAGACCGCGAGAAACTTTTGCAGGGCTTCTAAGTCAATCCCTTGAGGGATACCAGCATCGAATTGGATGATGAGGTCGGTGAGATCGGTGGATTCTTCAACTGATCTAAGGTTAGGTAATTTCTCAAACATATCGCTTTGAGATAATCCAGTCTCTACTCTATGATCTAATTCAACGGCTCTTTCCATTTCAATACTGCAAGGCTGTAATTTGGAATGGTTCTTGATAACGGTTTTTTTAAACATCTCATCTTCACTCTTTCCCCATACACTATCCTTTCCCGATTGTTTCCAAGATTTGCTGTAAGTATCCCTGACATGCAGAATATCTACTGTCGGCAGAAAGAGGAAAGACTGTGTTCCGTTATCGAATGTCCAAACGGTATAGGCCCCTAATTTCTCCCCGCGGTCTCCAAAGAGATAAGGTTTGTGATAGCATTTCTCATTGTCCCCGTATTCGATGTCAAACTCATCCTTTGAGTAAACGACATGAGCGGTAACTTTTACGTCACCTGTCCTTCGACCAAGATCAATGAGGCCCCGATACATGGGCTGGAACTGCATCTCCTTTCCGTAAGGGATAAGGGCGGCTTTGCCAAGTACAGGGGGAAGACCAAGCTGGGCGCTTTCGATCATAGCACCTAACATGCTCTCCTTTGTGCAATCCTGCAATTTTGGGTTTCTAAGCATAGCTGTCCAGCATGTCCTTAAAAAAGTGTCTGCATTAAGAAATGAGGGCAATGCTGCCTCAAGTTGTTTGACGACATGAGGTTGATTGATGTAATCCCTTACTGTAATCGCCTTTTTTTGGGTTACTGTTAATTCTTGTGCCATTTTAAATCCTCCTGTTTAAAGTTTTTAAAACTCCATCACCTCTTGGCTTAATCCTTTGTCGAGTCTCCGGGGTTTAGTGCCTTATTAGACAGAAAATTCCCACATGATTTAGAATATACTTCGTTATCTACTAGGTATTTGTGGAGCCTACAACAATACATGCCTTGAGGGAATCTCATGCCATACTCACAAACTTCACATTCTTCTATTCCATATGTATCCATGATTTATCCTCTGGCTCGCCATAATTTTTTTTTCTGGGTCCACGTCAAATCCTCATATATGGTGCAATCGGTTCCGCCACATTTAGGACAACTGTCAGGAGCCCAACTCCCCCCACCCCTGAATAGGGAGTCAGGAGTCAAGCACTTTGAACAGAATAATCTACCTTTGTTGATGGTGCAGAATTTATCTTGGTAGTAGGGTTTAAACATTTTCTTATCTATGAACCGCTGATACCTTCTCGTATATCTTGACTCCGGAGATCTCCCTAACTCCCATCTTTACGGCCTGATTGATGAGTTTCTGGTCAGGCACACAATACTCATGGGGGACTTTTTTCGGGTCTTCGATCTCTCCTACCCACATCTTTCTAAGATGCTGACTGTGGCCCCCTGCGGTGTGGGTGACAGTTTCAGGCTTTGGAAGTGTAACAGGCATCACAACAGGAGCTTCCACACCGTCTTTTTTTGCCTGTTTATCAAGATCTGCTTGGAGTTTTGCGTTTGCCTCTTCGATCAATTTCTGTTTTTTCTTTTCAGCAAGCTCTAGTTGATATTGATAATCGCCACCTTTCCGGCTGAACTCCTGGGCAACTCTCTTGAGGGGATCCGTAAAGAATTTGGCAGCATTATTAACCTTGTTGATAAATTCCCTGTAAGGATTGCCTAACTCTGTCCTCCGGCCTTCGATAGCCTTAACAAGTCCTTTGGCTGTCCCTGCACCATCAATAGAGATCTGAAACGTCTCCTGATCAATAACCTTCAATTCCTTGGCCTGCTTTTCAAGCTCGGCTAGTTTTGGCTTATATTGCTCAAGCTCTTTCTGGATGGGTTCAATTGCTGGGGGACCGCTTTCTATCATTCGTTTTGGAAGATGCCTGACTTTACTCTTTTTAGCTATTTCCTCTCCTACCTGTGAAAAATCCATGATACCTCCTATTTATATATCCCAAAAAACATATCCCTCTTGCCTATAACAACTTAAAACTTTTTGCTTTTTTAAATGATCGTAAGGTGGAACAAGGTTGATGTGGATTTTTTTCCTTTGCACAATTTTTGCATTTTTGAGGCTCCAACATTCTTTAATGCTAAGAGGATTATGCCCATTATAAAAATTCTCATTACATCCAGTACAGTATTTTAATTTCTGCTGTTTTGTCATTTAGCCTTCCTCCTCATTTACCGAAATAGTTATGGGCGTTAAGCAGACCCAGGAATATATTGAAATCCTCTCCACTATTCTCATATCTCACCATCTTCGGGATGCCTCCTTTTGGATCTAATTGCAGGGAAGCAATCACATCGACCACTTGTTTTTTCACATCCAGGAGCCTCCTGTATGCTGATAGCTGCACTTTCCATTGTTTATAAAGGGTAAGGGGTGTCTTCCAGTCAATTAAGGTCATATCGAGCGATTTTAGCCTTCCATAGAAATCTAAATGTCCAAGGAACCCATACACTGGATCCACTAATTCCTTTTCACTAAAAATCACTTTCTCCACATAAGCATCAAACCAGGTCCGAAAGCTGAGGATATACCCCGCAAGATCCGGCGGGATAGGAGGTATCCACAAACCCTGACAGATAGCAGCTATAATTCGATGGACTTCCTGGCCCCGAAGAGTAGCCCGAGTAAGGATGTATTCTGGAACCATAGAGAAATCTGTGTAGGGTTGTAAGATTCTCGTTACTGAAGGATATTTTTTCATAGTTTTTTGGGACAGCACGCAACAGGCCGTACCCTCTCCATTACATAAATCTCCCTTTACTGTCTTTTTCTCGATATGGATATCGTAATTTAGCATGTAACCTGCTATGTCCCCCATGAGACATACAGGTAATATCATCCGGCCTTTCTGCTCCGTGGCAGAGATCGTTATGGTGTTGGATAATAGTATCTTTACTTAGTTTACCGTGTTTACCGTTGTTGCGAGAAGCTATTCTTTGTCTAAGAGTTTTAACTGCTTTACCCATTCTGCGAGCAGATTCAATTTGTTTCATAGTTCTCGGAAGTTTACAAGAAACTTCCTGTGCTTTTTTTATACTTTTACGCCAAAAAACTTCAGTAGACATTATTTCTCCCAAAGACAGCAACCCTAGTCCTTGCTTTTCCAGTAAGCCTTGGCAAAAGGGCCGCTGTCTGTCTAAAGGTTATCTCCACCTTCAGCCTGACCGGGGTGTGTCCAGCCAGACTAGAGGCCCCGGGAAAAAGGAGGGAAAGCCCGGGGCGGGGGGTGTTAGGGTAGCTGTGCAGCTATGTTTTAACAGGGGCCAGCTTCGGTTTTAGCCTTTATATGGATTTAGAATCCATGCCCGGCATACATATCTGTACGGCTGCTTCTGTGGCAGGCCGTCCATCCACGCATAGAGTTAACCAAATCTCTATCGGGTATCTAGCCTTTGCCCATAACTACACAGCAAGAATTTCAAAGAACTGTCTTAATCCTCACCCATGTCACATGGTTTAGCCTTTTGCGGCACCTGTGCGTGGGGTTGGATGTATTCAACCACTCTCCGCTGAGAGAGTTTTCACCTTCTCAGGGTAGAGATGGGAGAAGTCATCAAGATTCAACGGTTATTACACCACTAATTAAGACATTGGTACATCCTGGATATTGGACAAACCAATACTCCTTTCTGGCATCAAAATTACGAAATTGTTTCGCCTCTTGATGCCGAATGGTTCCCTCATAATAACAGATGCAGTTCCCGTCTGCTGCCGGTATTACATGACAGGATTTTTGAATTATAGGACACCACCCTAAACTTTTGGCTCTTGCTGCGCCTAAGGCTTGGGCAGCTTCGTCTTCTGTCTCAAATTGAGTCTTCATCTCACCCTCCTATCACCCCGGCCACCACAAGCAATCCGGCAAAGTAGAGCAGGATTGCGAGCAGAAATAGGGCGGTTTTGTGGTCGTAGGTCATTTCTTTTTCCAAGTCTTAAAGTTATATGATACATTAAGCTGAGCAATGTAAGTTTCACCACAGTCACAGTCTTGTTCCCATTCATCACCATCGTTTTTTGGGGGTAAACCATCCCACCAATCCTGATTTGTTTCTCCACAATGGGGGCAGGTGGGGAAGTCTGTATATTCCGTATCATATTTAGGCATCGCTCCCTCCTTTAAAATCGAAGTTTATACTCAAAAGCCCGCCCAATATCATCCCAATGTTGTAAGATTATTTCCAAGGTGCAGGTCGGCATAACTGTGATATTTACGAGAGCCACAATCTTGCCGTGCTCTTTCCCGATGAGCCACCATTCGGGGAAGTTGTCGAGATACATGGGGTAGGGGTTCATGGGGTCTCCTTCTGCTTTATTCTCCAAGTATGTCCACCATAGCCAGAAAGGGTTATCCAGCCTTCTTCACCACCAGTAACACCAAGACATTCAGTAGAACCCCCGCAACTAAAACCTTTGCCCTCAACGCTGAAGAAGGCTGAGTCCTTTCCGTTTGCCTTCAGTGTGATATCTGTGATAGTCGTTTTTCCACCTACTCCAACTTGGGGGTAGCTGTCCTCTAATTCTTCAAGGATACCGCCAATCCATTCCTTTTTTCGTTCAACAAATTGGCTCCAAAGTGGGTACTGTCTTCGATTAATAGTTATCATGTTGCCTCCGAATTTTGATGTTGAGATACAAATTACCACAAAGGCAAGATTCTTGTCAATAAAATAATGCAGAAAAGCTGACTACATTTCCTAACTTATTGATAATGCTGTAATGTTGTTTTACCAAGAGGGCAATTAATTAATCCCTTGACTTTCAATGTTTAATCAAATATCATAGCCATTATGGAAAACTTCTATAAAAAAGTCAAACGAAATCGGAAAAAATTAAAGGAAGCTGGTTTTAGGGCTCCCACAATTCACCGTTGGGAATACGGAAAAAGGATTCCGTCTTTTGATATTGCAATAAAACTTGCATTGATCCTTGATATGAACCTTAGAGATATCCCATTTCGGCGGATAGAGGTCAATAAGCCCTAACCCCCCACGACAGGAGATGAGATGTCCAAGAAAAGCTATGACCAACGATTAAGGGAACGATGGAAGCGGAGAGAGGAAAAAGAGAAGTTTTCACGTCAAGGCCTGGGCAGATTTTATGATATGAGCAATATGGCTGGACAGTTAGCTTTAATTCTGCCCTTTCTTTTTGGCAAGAGAAATAGATGATGCCCAAATACCTCGCCCTTATCTGCCTAATCGCCCTGCTGCCAACCCTTTTCTGCATGGCAGTTGTGAGGGTGTTCGAGGCATGGTGGGAGTGGGTTGAGGCGCAATTATGATGAACAAAGCCACCATCAAACACATCATAGGCTTTTCAGGAGGTTTAGCTTCGGCAGTAACAGCGCATATCATAGCCGAGCAATACCCAGATGATACTATCCTTCTCTTCCATGACACCAAGACAGAGCCAGCAGACAATGACCGCTTCCGTGCCGAGGTTGCCGAATATATGGGCTTGTCTATCACCGAGGATTCAGATGGGCGTAATATATGGGAGATATTCAGAGATGAGGGCTTTCTTGGTAATGGCCGGAATACCCCATGCAGTAGAATTTTAAAGCAGGGTAGGTCAATGCAGTTTGTTCTTAATCATCAGCCAGCTATCCTATACATTGGCTTTACCTTAGAAGAATGGAGTAGGGCGCAAAGAACCTATAGCCGCTATGGTCATAAGGGGGTCGATGTCAAATTCCCCCTCATCAAACGCAAGATAACCAAGGCTGAGTGTCATAACAGGGTAGAGAAGTGTTGGGGCATTAAGCCCCCAGCCTTATATAAGTGGGCAGAGCATGCGAATTGTATCCCATGTATCAAGGGCAAGAAAGCCTATTGGGGATTGATTTATAAGTTTGAGCGTGAGGCATGGGAAAAGGCGAGTAATGCAGAAAAGGAATTTGGGCATACGATATTCACAGAAGCGGGTTCATTGGAAGAGGAACTGGATAACTGCCTTCGCCTTGCTGATAAATATCTAAAGAAACGGTCACAGATGAGCTTAATTCAATATCCATGCGAGTGTGCGGCATGAGCCCTAACTGGAGCCCCGAAGACCTACTCATAGCCCAAGAGCGAGTCAAGCTCAACATGCAAGGGCCAACAGTGGATGCCTTGACAGGTAAAGACTTAGAATCCGCAGATCCAGGTCCAGAGTCCGAATTGCAGAAGAAGATAGTGGCCGATGCTAAGAGAAATGGCTGGCCCTGTTTATCCTTCAGGATGTCTAAGCAGGCTAAAGGTTTTCTTGTTCCCGGTTGGCCAGACCTCACCCTTTGCCTACCCTTTGGCCGGGTGGTATTCATGGAGTTAAAGACAGCTAAAGGGGCTTTGAGGGATAAACAACGACTCATTGTAAACATGCTCCGTCAACTTGGGCATGAAGTGTATGTTGTAAGAAGCTTTAAATCTTATCTCAAAATTGTGGAGCAAAAAGCAGAATAATGGTAAAGAAAATTTATAAAAAGAAACAATCTGAAAAACAAAAAGAACAAACAAAAAGACTTCATGCATTGCCTAGAAGCGCAAAACAGTTAGAAGCCTTTTTTAAGTCACAACAAATAGGTCGAAAATTACCTAGAACTAAGAAGCAGATTCAACACTGGCAAGAATTACTTAAAAAGCCAAGGACTAAAACCCAACGTGAAGCTTCTCGTGCAAGCGTAAAGAAGGCATGCGAAGCTAGTCGAAAACTCCCTAGAACTAAAGCGCAGTTAGAAGCTAATCGTAAAAATGGATGCAAACTTGTATTTAACCCACATGGATCTACTGTATCTGCTAATGACATCATAGAGCATCACAATGACTTGTGCCATGGCGCAGAAAGGCCAGATGATGTTACTTTAATGACTCATAGCGAACATAGCAGATTACATATGGAATTACGTATAAAGAACGGTACTCATCCTCATCGTGGCATTGTGGAGCCCAAACCACAGGACCTGCATGGGAATTTGGAGGGGGAATGATGATTAAACCAAAAGTGATTGTTCTGTGTGGCTCATCGAAATTCGTTGAAATCATGGCGGTAACTGAATGGCTGATAGAACGAGATGAGCTTGCTATTACAATGGGCCTCAATTTATTGCCCTCATGGTATCCTAATTGCCCAGCGGATCATTTGGCAGAGCATGAGGGATGCGCTGAAATGATGGATGAATTACATCTACGAAAGATTGACTTGGCCGATGAAATCTTTGTCGTTGATTGGGATGGTTATATCGGTGAAAGCACACAAAAAGAGATAGAATATGCAGAGAAACATAAAAAACGTATTCGTTATTTCACACAGGACTTTATAGGTCAGCAGGTATGTAAACTTATAGTGGAGCCTAAGTCCCCATGCCCCACCCCCACATCATAGACCTCATCCTCCAGACGGCAAGGCGTAGACCTGGCAAAGACCGGGTGAAGAATATCAAGGATGTAGTGATTGAGGTTAGGGTTGAGATTAATCGGGTGATTGGGAGGCATGAGGAGCAACAAGGCATCGTGAAGTGGACTTGTAAGCGGGAGAAGGACAGGGATGGAGAAGATCAAAGTAAATATCCGAGACACTTGCCCTGACTGCGGAAGTAAAAAATGGAACTCATCCTGGGGAAGCATGAATGACGCTAAATGCTCTCGGTGTGGGCGGGTGTGGCTCGTTTTAGAGAAGGCGGAGGGGACTACACGGGCAGCTAGTAGGGAGGAGAGCAATGGAACACAATAGAGCTTGGAATGCAGGTCAAGAAATGGGAAAGGCCATTATCGAAATGGTTCATCTTATGTATCAGAATCAAACAGCCTTAGCTTTTATACGGGCTTTATCAATTCAAATCAATACTGAGCGCAATAGAAGGGAAGATGAGCGGGAGGAGGAGAAAGATGAAAAGCATAAAATATCGGATTTATGACCCAATAGCAAAGAAGATGATTGAGAGTGGGGCAACCCCAACCATGCTAGCCGCTTTCTTTAAGGCTACTGCGGTACTCAATACAAGAGATGGGATGGAGTATCAGGAGTTTACCGGCCTCAAGGACAAGAACACCAAGGAGATATGGGAGGGGGATATCTGTAAATGGGAAGTGCCAAAGACGCTATTAGAAAGACAACGTAATGATGCCCCAAAAATAAGACTATTTGTATGTACATGGCGGGATAATGGATTTTACCTAGAATCACAACATAAATATCCCTACCATGAATCCCATTTTTGGTGGCATGTATCAGATGATTCAGAAATCATCGGAAATCTGTACGAAAACCCTGAACTCCTGGCCCCCAAATGACCCTCATCATCGCCTTTATCATCGGGTTTTTGGTGGGGTTTGTGGTGTGCTTTTGGTGGAGCCATAGATGATTGCATATCAGGATAACCTAATCAGCTTACATCAAGGCCATGTCCTCGATGTGTTGCCTAGTGCAGCAACCCATAGGGGCTCAGGGCGTGGCCTTGATTAAGCCTTACAATATGCAAGGAAAACAACTAAATTTTATACGAAATGTTGACATTATCCGCTCTATTTCATTTGATGAACATGAAATATTGGAATGGATTATCGAACTACATTGCCCCCAGGGGTTTGAACTGGACCCGACATACAGCACAGGCCGATTTTATTCCGGGATCCCGCAACCTAAATACAAATTTGATATTGATCCAAGGGGCCCCGGGGTTATCCAAGCAGATGTAAGACATTTACCTGTTAAAGATAATTCTATTAATTCGATTATGTTTGATCCGCCATTTGTTATTAAAAATGTAACCACTAGGGACTTGACAGGTATTGTTGAAAAGCGATTTTCCGCTTATCCATCGGCTGAAGCATTATATGATTTTTATTATCAATCGATTAAAGAATTCCAGAGAATCTTGATCCCGGGCGCCGTTCTAGTTTTCAAATGCCAAGATACTATTGATAGCGGGCGGCAATATTTAAGCCATGTGCAAATTGTGAATATGGCTGAACAAAGTGGTTTTTATACTAAGGATCTTTTTATTCTTTGTGCTCATAAACGGATTATTTCGCAAAACAGGCAATTCCACGCAAGGAAATATCATTCATATTTTTTGGTATTTTTAAAAAGATGAAGGAGTTAAGCCAAGAGGTAATGGAGTTTCGATGAAAACC